GGTAATTTCGAACCCCCTTCTTTCTCTAGCGTCAGAACTATGCGTCTCGCAGCATTCCCAGGTTTGTCTCATTTTGAGACCCCAAAAATCGAAAAGTCGACAATTATATGCCAAGAAAAGCCTCCGTGCCACTATTTCGCTTAAAACCCCGCTATCTGCCTTAAATTGCCTCTATGACCGTCTGCAACACCAAAGAACTGGCCGAGGAGCTTGGCATCACGCAGGCTCGCATCAGCCAAATGAAGAGCCAGGGCCGTTTTGACGGTTGCTTCATGGTTGTCCGCAACAAGATCGAATGGGACAAGGAAGCAGCGGTCAAGGCGTACACCGAGGGCAACCCGCTTGTCTCAACGAGTCCCACGCGTAAGACATCCTCTGAACTTGAGATCCCAACCTTCAATGAGAGCCGTGCGAAGTCTGAACATTTCCGTGCCGAACTGGCTCGACTGGACCTCGAAGTCAAAGAAGATCAGCTTGTGGAGGTTTCTCGTGTGCAGCGTGAGGCTTTCACTTCTGCTCGTGCTGTACGTGATGCTTTGGGGAATATTCCTGATCGTGTCAGCAATCAGTTGGCTGCTGAGTCTGACCCGGTCATTATTCACCAGGCGTTGACCAACGAGATTCGTAGAGCCCTGGAGACACTGACCGATGCGTGATGGTGCCCTGATCTACAGGCATGCGTTCCGTGACGGCCTGAAGCCTGATCCTGACTTGAGCGTGAGTCAGTGGGCCGACATGTACAGGATGCTGTCCAATAAGGCGAGTGCTGAACCTGGCCCCTGGCGCACAGATCGAACGCCGTACCTCAGGGAGATCATGGACTCCATGTCCGCCAGCTCTCCTGTACAGAAGGTGGTGTTCATGGCTGGTGCGCAACTTGGCAAGACAGAAGCGATCAACAACGTTGTTGGGTACATGATCGCCCACGCACCTGGCCCGGCACTTTTTGTGCAGCCGACGATTGAGATGGCTAAAAGATTGAGCAAGCAACGTCTTGATTCATTGATTCATGAGACACCGTGCCTGGCAGAGAAGGTCGCTCCGGCTCGAAGCCGCGATTCAGGCAACACGATGTTTTCAAAAGAATTTCCGGGTGGAATTCTCCTCCTCACCGGGGCGAATTCAGCTACGGGCCTGCGTTCTGCTCCTTGCCGTTGGGTACTTCTTGATGAGGTTGATGCTTTCCCAAGCGATGTGGACGGCGAGGGAGACCCTTGCGCATTGGCGGAGCGTCGTGCGTCAACGTTTAGCAGGCGGAAGATCATCCTGACCTCAACCCCCACCGTCAAAGATACGAGCCGTATCGAGGCTGAATATCTCGCATCAGATCAACGGCGTTACTTCGTCCCCTGTCCTCATTGCAATCACATGCAGTGGCTGCAATGGAAAAATTTGCAGTGGCGCGATGGCGACCCCAAGACTGTTGCGTATGTGTGCGAAGGTTGTGGCACCCACATCCAGGAGTACTACAAGAGCGAGATGCTGCGCAAGGGCGAGTGGCGTGCAACGGCAGAAAGTCAAGATCAAAGAACGATTGGATTTCACCTGTCATCCCTGTACTCACCGCTGGGTTGGAAAAGCTGGGAAGAGATTGTTGGTGAATTTTTACGTGCGAAGAACGACGCGCCCCTGTTGAAGACGTTTGTCAATACGATCTTGGGCGAAACTTGGGAAGAGGAAACAGGGGCAAAGCTTGGTGCTGACAGTTTGTCTGAACGGGCCGAGTTTTACCCCGCTGGTGAACTCCCGAAGGGGGCGGTCATACTCACGGCTGGGGTAGACGTGCAGGACAACCGCGTTGCTATTGGGTTGTATGCATGGGGCAGCGGTGAGGAGTGTTGGCTGATTGGGCACACCGAGATTTACGGCGATCCAGCAGGTGAAAAGTTGTGGAGTCAAGTTGATGACCTTGTATTTAGGGACTATCCACATGCAGATGGCGGGAGAGTCAAGGTGTCCGCTATTGGTTGCGACTCAGGCGGCCACTACACCTCAGAAGTGTATGCGTACGCCCGAAGCCGCAAGGGCAAAGGTGTTTTTGCGTTGAAGGGTCAATCTGTTAGGAACAAACCGCCAATTGGCAAGCCGTCAAAGGTTGACATCAACTACAAAGGACAGGTGCTAAAAAATTCGGCCGAGGTATTCCCTGTTGGCGTTGACACGATCAAGAGCACCTTGTTTGGCCGGATGAAGCACAACGAGCCAGGTGCAGGATTCATTCACTTCCATGCCGAGGCGGGACAGGAGTACTTCAAGCAAATCACGTCAGAACGACAGGTTGTGCGTTACGTCAAGGGATTCGCCGTTCGCGAATGGAAGAAGAAGGCGGGTGATCGCAATGAGGCGTTGGATTGCTTCGTGTACAGCTATGCAGCGTTACATTTTCTTTACATGCGCTTCAACAGGAACACAATCTTTGAGCAGTTTCAACGAAGTATTGGCAAGGCATCGAAAGCCGACAATACTGGTGACGTATCGGTGGATAAGCCGATAGAATCCCCATATCGCCCACCGCAACGCCGGTTGCAACGACGAAATTCCTCATTCGTGACGAGCTGGTGAGCATCCTTGTCCCAAACCTGATTTACGCGGGCGACACAGTTGTGTTTGACGTGCCTGCGTTCAAAGACGCAATCGGCACGAACATCAACAGTGGTACCTTCACGCTCACGTGGTACGCACGGACGAATACTGCAAATGAAGGCGCGACTGTTGTTGGCGCTGCTGAGGGCACTGGCTGGCGTGTAACGATCCCTGCAGCCATGACAACGGGTTTTGATGCAGGCTTGTGGACCTGGCAAGCGATCGCAACCTACAGCACGCAGCAGTACACGGCAGGACGCGGTCAGTTCACTGTCAAGGCGTCAGCCAAATATGCAGGTTCGCCCGGCGCATTCGACGATCGGTCTCGTGCTGAGATTGACCTGTCTTACGTTGAGACAGCAATACGCACGCTGGCCCAGGGCGGCATGGTGCAGGAATATCAGATTGGTGGGCGTAGCCTGAGGCGTTACAAAATGGCTGAGCTGCTCCAGCTTCGTGATGACCTCAAGAGCGAAATTGCGATGGAGCGCAAAGCTGAAAAAATACGTCAGGGCCTTGGTAACCCTGGCCTCGCCAAAGTGAGGTTCAAGTAATGGCAATCTTCGGCATCGGGCGTACCTACGCGTTGCGTAAGCAACTTGAAGAAGCACAACAAAAAAATGCTTACTTCAAACGTGCTTATGCCGCTGCGCAGAACAACAGGCTGACATCTGATTGGATCAGTCAGGCCACTTCTGCTGACAGCGAAATCAAAGGCAGTATCAGGATGCTGCGCAATCGCGCCCGGCAACTGGTGCGTGATTCAGACTTTGCCAAAGCTGCCTTGAGAGCCGTACGTAATAACGTCGTCGGCACCGGCATCAAGATGCAAGCACAGGTGCGCATGCAACGTGGTGGTCGCTTGGCTGATGACATTAATCGCCGCATTGAAGAGGAATGGGATCGTTGGACCTCGGCAAAGCGTTGTCACACGGCTGGCAAGCTGAGCTGGTACGACATCCAACGCCTTTGCATCACGTCGATGCTTGAATCTGGCGAGGTGTTTGTACGCCTTGTCCGCCAACCTTTTGGCAATAGCCGCATCCCGCTGGGCATTGAGATCATTGAGTCTGATCTGCTCGACGACGACTACAACGCTATTGAGAAGAATGGCAACGAAGTGCGAATGGGAATTGAAATCAATAAATGGGGCAGACCCGTCGCGTATCACTTTTTTGACTATCACCCCGGTGATTATCAATTCTCCTATGCGCAGAAAGCTGCCAAGCGTCGCATCAGAATTCCCGCTGACGACGTCCTTCATTTGTATCTGATCGAGCGTCCAGGACAGACACGTGGCGTCAGTGCATTTGCATCAGCGATCATGCGCTTGCGCAACCTAAGCGGGTACGAGGAAGCTGAAATCGTTGCAGCACGTGCCAGCTCGTCGATGATGGCATTTGTCAAGACCCCTGATCAGGAGCTTTTTGAGGATGGCACCTTTGATCAAGACTCAGTACTCGATTTCTCACCTGGAAGCATCAGGCGCTTGGCCCCAGGGGAAGAAATGCAATTCTTTACGCCCAATCGGCCAGATGATGCGTTTACTCCTTTTGTGCAGCAAATGTTGCGAGCTGTCGCTGCTGGGGTTGGTTGTAGTTACACGCAAGTCTCAAGCGATTTCTCTCAGAGCAACTACAGCTCTTCACGCCTGGAACTGCTCGAAACAAGAACTCATTACAAAACGCTTCAGCAGTACGTGATCGAATCGCTATGCGAAGAGGTGTACGAGCGCTGGCTTGAGATGGCCGTTATGGCAGGCGTTTTGGATCTGCCTAACTACGACAGCAACCCTGAACGCTACGAAGAAGCCAAGTGGATTGCTCCTGCTGCACAGTTTGTTGACCCACAGAAAGAAGCCGCTGCATACAAGGATCTGATCCGCAGTGGTGTCATGACGTTGTCACAAGTGATCGCGCTGCATGGCGGTGACTTTGAAGATCAGATGCGTCAACGGCAGCATGAATTGGCAGTTGCTGATGAGCTTGGCATCGTGCTCGACACTGATCCTTCGCAAGTCTCGAACAACGGCGTTTCTCAACCTGTTCCTATCCCTCCAACTGAAAATCCGGTACAACAAACAGAAGAACCTGAACTTGAGGACATTGACTGATGGCCAAGGTTGGTGACAAGACGATTGATCTGATGCCAACTGAAGGCATGAAGGCTGAAGCGCGGCGTTATCGCGCATGGAAAAAAGAAGGACGCCCCGGTGGTACAGATGACGCTGCAACACGTGCAGGGCAGATCCTGTCGGGTGACGAGCTGAGTCCTGACACTGTCATTACGATGTCGGCCTGGTTTGCACGGCATGAAGTTGACAAGCAAGGCAAAGGGTTTCGTCCTGATAGCAGTGACTATCCCTCACCGGGTCGCGTAGCATGGGCAGCATGGGGTGGCGATTCAGGGCAAACCTGGAGCAACATGAAATCCAAAGCCATCAAAAAAGCAAAGGAGCGTGCCATGGAACCAATCGTTGACGAACGCCCTTATCCGAATGAGCATGCAGCTCGTTTGAAGGATCCTGATCAATACGATTCCATCCGTCGCGTCAATGATGAGGGCGGCCCAGGTATTGATTTTATTTATGGCATCAAAGACGGAAAGTCTGAAATTCAAGCAATTCGTTTTGATGCAAAGCGTTTTACGCCTGCTGAAGCTCGTCAATGGTTGAAGGATCACGATTTCAGCGCAATCTCATTTGAAGAGGCGACAGGCGATCGCAGCGAAGAACGTGCTGCTCCTGATGCCGTTAAAGTTGGCGATTTCGTGGAATGGGATTCGAGCGGTGGCACTGCACGCGGCAAGGTGGAGCATGTAATGCGTGAAGGTGTACTTGGTGTTCCAGATTCTTCGTTTAGTATTAATGCATCTGAAGAAGATCCCGCTGCATTGATTCGCGTGTATCGAAAAAATAGCGATGGCGATTACAAAGAGACCGAAACATTGGTCGGTCATAAGTTTTCTGAGCTGCGCAAAATTTCTGCACTGCGTTTCTTTGAGGGCGAAACACTGAAGCGTTCACTCGCAACAGAATTCCGCGCCGAAGGCGAAGAACGCATACTTGAGTTTCCCTTTGCTAGCGAAGCTCCTGTCGAGCGCTACTACGGCATGGAAGTGCTGAACATGGATGCAAAGTCCATGGATCTCACTCGACTGAACGACGGCGCACCGCTTTTGTATCAACATGATCCTGACAAGATCGTCGGTGTTGTACAGAAGGCGTACATCAAAAACAAACGTGCCTATGCACGAGTGAAGATCGCCAACAATGAGCTTGGCCGTGAAATGCAAGATCTGATCAAGGACGGAATTATCCGTAACGTCAGCTTTGGTTACAAGATCAATTCCATGGAAACCGATGAGTCCACATCCCCAGTGACTTATCGGGCAACCAGCTACCAACCATTTGAGATTAGTCTGGTTACCGTGCCTGCTGATAATTCAGTGGGCATAGGACGCGCTTTCTCCCATAATGAGAGCGTCGAGACGGCCTCAGCCGTTCAACAAACTACAAACGGAGTTACAACCGTGGATCAACCCCTCAATCTTGAGGCTATCCGCGCTGAGGCCGCTCAGGCCAAGGCTAAGGAAGTGGCCGACATGATCGCCCTTGGTCACCGCACCAAGAACATTGAAATGGCTCAAGAGTTTATTGCAAACTCCCGTAGCCTCGACGAGCTGCGCTCTGCCCTTCTGGAAAAGATGGGTGTTGAAGAGAAGCCTGTGAATCCTAAGGACGCCGAAATCGGTCTGTCCGACAAAGAGCGTCGCGACTTCTCCTTCATTCGCGCTATCAACGCTCTGGCCCATCCCAACAGCCAGGAAGCTCAGCGTGCTGCTGCTTTTGAGATGGAAGTCAGCCGTGCTGCTGAAGAGAAGAGCGGTAAGGAAGCTCGTGGCATCCTGATCCCTGCCGATGTGCTGGGTTATGGCCGCCGCGACCTGACCGTTGGTTCAGCTTCGGGTGGTGGTGACCTTGTTGCCACTGATCTGATGAGCGACAGCTTCATCGACCTGCTGCGCAAAGCTCTGGTGCTGCAAAGCGCTGGTGCGACCATCATGACCGGTCTGCAAGGCATGGTTGCTCTCCCCCGTCAATCGGGTGGCGCCACTGTGTATCACGTTGCTGAGTCGGGTTCGATCACCGAGTCCCAGCTCACCGTTGATCAGGTGACGATGCAGCCCCGCACCATTGGTGCTCTGACTGATTACAGCCGCCGTCTGCTCCTGCAGTCCAGCATTGACATCGAGAACCTCGTTCGTCGTGATCTGGCTCAGCAGATTGCTATCGAGGTTGAAAATCAGGCCATCAACGGTACCGGCACCGGTTCCTATCCGCTGGGCTTCCTCAATGTGACCGGCATCAACACCGAGTCGGGTTACACCACGTTCGCTGATTATGTGAACGCTGAAGCCGCTCTGAGCACCTCTAACGCGCTGATGGGCACCCTCGGTTACATGATGAATTCCTCCCTGCGTGGAACTCTGAAGACCACCGAGAAGTCGGCTACTGGCACCAACGCCAACTTCATTTACGAAGCCAACAACACCATCAACGGTTACTCGGCTTACGTGTCGAATTCCATGCCGAACAACACTGCGGTGTTCGCTAATTTCAGCGACATCCTGATCGGCTTCTGGAGTGGTCTGGACATCATGGTTGATCCTTACACCGGTTCCGCTTCTGGCACTGTGCGTGTGGTGGCCATGCAGGATTATGACGTGGCCATCCGTCATCCTGAGTCCATCTGCAAACTGTCCTGATGATTGAAGAGCGGGCAATGCGCATTCAAATTCTGCGCAACACCATCGTTGACCTAAAACAGGTGAAAGTTGGTGATTTCGTTGAAACCGATCACAAATCAGCTTTGCTGTTGATCGGCATTCAGAAAGCCATTCCCGCTCCTCTCATCGAGCCAGTTGTTGTAACGACTGACGAAGAGTCAGTTTCTGTTTCTAGCAAACCCGCTCCCAAACGGAGAAAAACCAATGATTCACAATCTCGGGTCGAAGACCACTCTGATTCGCCTGCATGACAACGCTGTGGTGGCTTCCACCGGCGCTGGCACCCCAACTTATGTTGACCTGCAAGGCACCAACGATTTTGAAGGCGACATTGCTTTCATCATTTCCGCCGCTGCTGCTGGTTCAGGCGTTACCCTGACCGCCAAGCTTCAGCACTCTGATACCACTACCTCGGGTGACTTTGTTGACATCACTGGTGGTGGTTTTACTGCTGCTGCTGCCAACACCGCTTTCCGCGAGAAAATTTACCTGAACAGCAACGACCTCAAGCGTTATGTTCGGGTTTATTTCACCGTCACTGGTGGTACTGGTACTGGTGCTGTTGCAGTGTTGGGCCTGGCTTCTAAGAAGTACGGTAACTGATCCAGATGGCTTTCCAGGACACGCTGGCATTTTTGAACGTTGATGAGTTTGGGGTTTCCTGCACTCTTGGCGCTTCAACTTTTGTCGGCATCCTGGATTCGCCCGTGGAGGTGCTTGCGGGTGGCATGGCTTTGAGTCGGGAGTACTCGTTATTGGCGAAGACTTCTGATGTCAGCACTGCCGCCCGTGGCACTGCCATTACTGTTGATTCGGTCTCTTATACCGTCAGAGAAAATCGACCACTTGATGACGGTTTGTTTTCTGAGTTGTTATTGAGCAAAGTTTGACTTTGAGGCCATGAGTAGCATTTTCAAGGTCAACAGCAAAAGCAATTGGGCGGCGCTCAACCCTGTTTTGACAGAAGGGGAAGCTGCGATTGAAACGCAAACAAATAATTTGAAGATTGGCAACGGCAAATCAACTTGGAACCAACTGCCATATTTTGCTGGTCCTGGGTATTGGGGATCGTTTTGGGATACGACATCCCAGACCACAACAGCCAATACGCCAACCACTGTTTATCTGCGTACTAGCGACACAGCAAGTCGCGGTATTCATATTGTTTCACAGACTCGTATTTCCTTTGATTACTCTGGCGTTTATAGCCTGACGTTTTCAATGCAATTCAGCAATACAGGTGAACAGATTCATGACATTAATGTCTGGTTACGCAAGAACGACAGTGGCGCATCTGGTGACATCCTTGCATCTGATAGCAAGTTCAGCATTATTGCAAGTCATGGTGGTGTCCCTGGCAATGTAATTGGGACCGTTAATTTTGTTTTACCAGTCGTCGCAAATGATTACCTTGAATTGATCTGGGCAACGACAAATGCCCAAGCATATATTCATGCTGAGACTGCAACGACAAGCCCGTTTGCACATCCAAGCATTCCTGGTGTTATCTGCACTGTCGTTCAAGTCGCTTCTGCTTGATTATGGCTGACACCCGCCGCGAATTGATCCTGGCTCGCATCAAGAGCAATCTAGACACGATCACAGGTGCAACGGTCTACAGGAGCCGTGTAGAGCCTCTGGCGCGTGGTGAGGTGCCCGCTGTCATTGTCGAACCAATCAACGATCAACCTATCGATACGAATTTTTACGACAAGCTTGATTGGTCAATGCGAGTCAGGATTACAACTTTGGTGCGTGCTGCAGTGCCTGACGACGAGTCGGATACGTACACACAACAAGTGCATGCCAAGTTGATGGCTGATCAAACCGTAAATGGCTATGCCCTTGACTTGACACCTGATCGAACTGACTTCAACCTGTATGAAGCTGATGTGCCGTTAGGTGTTATCAGTCAGGACTTCATTGTCCGTTATCGTACAAGCAGGACTTCATTAACTAGCGCCTGACATTATGGCTAAGATTGAAAGGGAAGTTCCCAATCCCGGAGTGGGCGGCAGCTATTTGTTTGACCCCAAGACGGGAAAGCTTACACTGATCACAGAAACCGCCGCTCCTACCACCGATGGCACTGACACGGAAGAAGTTTCTGATCGCAAAGATTGAGTCCACTTACGGGACCGATCCAAGTCCTGTCGGCGGCACTGATGCGGTTCAAGTCACCAATCTTGAGGTGACTCCGATTGAGTCTGACAACGTTCAGGCTGCTACGCATCAAGGTTTTTTGGGTAATAGCACTCGCGGTACATTGGTTGCGAACAAGCGTGTCAGCGTCACTTTTGATGTTGAGCTTGCTGGTTCCGGAACTGCTGGTACTGCGCCTGCGTTTGGCCCACTGCTGAAATCTTGCGGATTGAGCGAGACGATTGTTTCGTCTACTTCCGTGACCTATGCACCGGTTTCGAGCAGCTTCAGTTCGGCAACGATCTACTGCTTCTACGACGGCACTCGTCACAAGATCACTGGTGCTCGCGGCTCCGTCAGCTTCAACATGACTGCTGGTCAGTTTGCTGTCGCAAGCTTCAATTTCATTGGCATCTACAACGCACCTGACGACACTGCCCTGTCGGGTTCATTCACTGTGGCCAATCAGGCTGCTGCGATCGAAGTGAATGACATTAACGTGACAACTGCTACCTTCCACGGTGTGACCAACTCACGCATTGAGTCGTTCGATCTGGCAATGAATAACGAGCTGCTGTACAAGGAGACTGCCTCCAACAAGGAAGTGCTGATCACCAACCGCGCCCCTGGCGGTACTGCTGTGATCGAGGCTCCTGCAGTTGGCACCACCGATTTCTTTGCCAAGACTGTTGCCTCTGCTACCGGCAGCACCAGCATCGTGTTGGGCGGCACTGGTGGAAACATTGTCACGGTCAACGCAGCACAGACAGACATCACTGGTTGCAGCTACGCTGACACGAACGGAGTTATCGCTCTGTCGATGCCGTACCTTGCCCTGCCTACCACGGCTGGCAACAACGAAATCTCACTCGTCTTCACCTGATCCTTATGGCTTTCATTCTCAAGAAGACTGCTTCGTACAAATGGCCCGTGACAGTGGAAGTCCCTGTCGATGGCGGCAAGTTTGAAAAGCAAACGTTCGATGCAGTCTTCAAGAAGATGAGTCGTTCTGCCTTCAACGATCTGATTGACAAAGGCGATGATGTCTTAGTTGATGGGATCCTTGAAGGTTGGGACGGTGTCAAGGATGAAGAAGGCAAGGACGTGGCATTCACGCAAAAGGCTAAGAAGGAAATCTGTGACGATCCTTATGTAATGCGTGCGTTGATTCAAGCGTATGCCGATAGCGTGACTGGAGCGCCAGCAAAAAACTAAAAGTCGCCGCTGAGTATTGGGCGAAAGGCGGCGTTATTGATGAACGTGAAACTGACCTAAAAGCTCTTGGTGCGAGCGAAGAACAGCTTGCTGCCTTGAGATTGGAGAGTGTTGAGAAAGATTGCGAGGTGTGGGAGGAGAATTGGGATGTGCTGAATATGTTCATTCGTCTGTCAACGCAATGGCATACGAGCATGGCTGGATTGACAGGATTGAACTACCAGAGTTTGGAATGGCTATGTAAGCTGTATGCAGTCAAGGATCCTGTGGCCATGTTTGAAGGCGTGCAGGTGATGGAGATGGCTGCCCTATCCGTCTTGAACAAGAGGAAGAAATGAGCCAAGTCACTGAACTGCTGGTACGGATCAAAGAGCAGGGCGGTGAGCAGCTCACGAGGCTTCAAGGCACGCTGAAAAATCTGGCGCAACAAACGGCTGCAACAAATATCAATTTCAAAGAAGCATCTGATGAGCTTCGCAAGATACAACAAAACTCCACAAACAGCATTAACAACCTCAAAGGTTATGCAAATGCATGGCGTGAAATTGCGAACAGCGTTGAGCTTGGTAGTGCTGAATTCAAACAAGCTACTGCTGAGGCGGCAAAACTTGATGCACAACTAAGGAAGGTCCAACCTGGTGGTCGTGGGCGTCTTGCAGGTGCTGCGCAGATTGCGGGCACAATTGCTGGTGCTGGCGTGTTTGGCGGCCTTGAAGGCGGTGCTGGTGCTGCTATAGGTGGCATTATTGGCGGCGTGCCCGGATCAATCGTTGGCGGTGCAATTGGCGCACAGGTTGGGCAGGCACGTCAATCGCTCGGTGGTCTTGCTGATTACACAGCGCAAATTGAGAAGCAGCGCATTGCCTTGCGTCTTGTTACTGCAGATGCAAACTCTTTTGCTCAAGGTTTGGCATTTATTGATCAAACAAGTCGTCAATTTGCAATTCCACAAGAACTGATCACACGTCAATTTACGCAGTTGTCTGCATCTGTTATTGGTGCTGGTGGAAATATTAAAGATGCTGAGAAGGCATTTCTTGGTATTGCCGCTGGTATTCGAGGCACGGGCGGCAGTCTTGAGGATATGGACGCAGCATTACGTGCAACTGCGCAGGTGTTCAGCAAGGGCAAGGTTAGTGCTGAAGAATTGCGGCAACAGATTGGTGAACGACTGCCTGGTGCGTTTACTTTGTTTGCCAAATCAATCGGCATGACACCGCAAGAACTTGATAAAGCACTAGAGCAAGGTCGAGTTTCGTTGCAAGATTTCCAAAAATTTGCCGAAGAGTTATTCAAGAAGTATGGCAAGAACGCTGAAATTATCGCCAAAGGGCCTCAGTCTGCTGGTGATAGGTTGCAGGCATCTTTGTCACGTTTGAGCGAAAGCGTTGGTCGATTGCTAGCTCCTGTTGGTGCTGCATTTCAAAGCATCTTTGCTGACATTGTTGAGGCTATTGATCGCGCTGCGCGTTCGCTTGCTCGTTTCATGGGCATGAAGTTTTATGACCCAACTCGAATCAATGAATTGAAGGGTGACATTGCAAGAATTCGCAAGGAGATTGATCAGCTTGGGCCAACTGGTGGCAAAGCAACAGCAGGGCGTGAACAGCTTTTGCGTTTAAAAGTTGCAGAGTTGACGCAACTTGAAGGTCTTAAACCTAAGAGTGGTTCTACTGGCCAACTGCCACCTAGCAATCTGCCTGGAATTATCCCTGGGGCTGGCAAAGAGGGTCGTGCCAAGGAAGATCAGGAAGCGAAGCGTCAAGAAAGATTGCTTGAAAGGCGAATTGAATTGACTCGTAAAGCATCAGAATTTCAGCGTGATCTCAACAATAAAGTCTTTGAAACAAATGAAAAGATTCAAGCTTTAGGTGCAAACTCTATTCAAGTTTTTGAGCGTCAATATATTGACAAGGTAACTGATGCAGAAAAGGTTACCGGTGACTTGCTACTTAAAGTTTTCAATTTTGCCAAGGAAGTACGTGAAGCGGGCGGCAAATTAAATATTCAAGATCTTGTTCAAACTGTTGTTGCTCTTGAAAATACAGCCAAATCATTGGCACAGAATGAATATGTGACAAATTTGAATGATTTATTCAAAGAGCTTGATACGACTTTCGCGGAAATCACGGATCGCGTCTACGAAAATGCACGCGCATTGCAGTACAACGCAGACGTTATGGGCGGTCTCAAGGATGGCCTCATGAGTTACAGCGAAGGGATTGGAACTGTTAGGCAGGCATTCAGCGATCTGGCGGAATCCGGTATCAAAAAGATTGAAGATTCAATTTTTGAATTGTTGACGACTGGCACTGTTAATTACAGAGAGTTTGCATCGCAAATCCTGAAAGAGACAACGCGCATGATTCTTCAGCAATACGTGTTAAAGGGTGTGATGCAAGCATTGGGATTTTTAAAGCCTGCAGCAGCATCTGGCGTAAGTCCATTGCAGGGTATTCCTCTGTTTCAATCTTCAAGTGTCAACTTCAATCCGTTGGCCTTTGGTTCCAGCTTTGCTATGGGCGGCATCATGACTCCTTACGGGCCGATGCAGCTCAAGAAATACGCCAGTGGTGGTATTGCAAATTCACCCCAACTTGCCGTATTCGGTGAAGGTGCACGCTCTGAAGCGTATGTGCCGTTACCTGATGGGCGTTCAATCCCAGTTACAATGAAAGGCGGCGGTGAATCGACAGTAATCGTGAACGTCGATGCTACTGGCTCGCAAGTGCAGGGCAACAATAATGATGCAAATGCACTTGGTCGTGTTGTAGGTGCTGCAGTGCAGCAAGAATTAATCAGGCAAAAACGTCCTGGAGGCTTGCTCGCATAATGGCAACATTCAATGACGCAACAGTAGGCACTAGCAGTGGCGGAACAACGCCTGACTTCAGCCTGACCAAAAAAAGCGAACCCAAATATCGCACCGTTAAATTTGGTGACGGATATGAACAGCGTTTGCGTTATGGATTGAATCAAAATCCAAAGGTTTGGGATCTACGGTGGACCGCTAAAAGCAACGCTGATGCTGATGCAATTGAAGCGTTTTTTGATGCAAGAGCTAATGATGCTGCTGCGTTTGACTGGACTCCACCAGCAGGCGGTAGTGCTGGCAAATACATTTGTTCCAATTGGAGCAGAGAACTTCAATACGCAAATATCAATATCATCACCGCAACGTTTGTACAGGTGTTTGAACCATGAGCGAGATGTTTCAGGAGCTGCTCAGCTCCAATCCATACGCGATTATTGAGCTATTTGAGCTGCACCTTGACGCAACGTTGCACGGAACATCGGAGATTATTTACTTTCACCCTGGTGTCAATCAGAAGACACCATCAGAAAACATAATCTGGAAAGGCAAGCCATATCAGGCACTGCCGATTGAAGTCGAGGGTTTTGAGTACAACGGCACTGGCCAGTTACCACGACCAAAGGTGCGCGTCTCAAACCTGCTTGGCAATATCTCAGCGCTGCTGCTCAGCGTCAATGAGTTCACCATTGGCAACGACCTAACAGGCGCAAAGGTCATCAGGATTCGCACGCTGAGCAGGTTTCTTGACCCTGTCAATTTCACTGGCGGCGTCAACCCTTATGGCACACCGGCCAATGAGGAGATGCCTCGTGAGATTTACTACATCGATCGCAAGTCAGTTGAGAACAGGGACGTTGTTGAGTTTGAACTGGCTGCTGTGTTTGATCTTGCTGGTGTGCGTGCGCCAAAACGGCAGGTGATCGCAAACATTTGCCAGTGGAAATACCGCAGCGCTGAATGCGGTTACACAGGCACTAACTACTTTGATGAATACGACAATGCTTTGGGCGCTACCCCTGCACCCAACTTCAACTCAACTGCGTTTGGTGCTCAGCTCAACGTCAATGAAACATTGAACGAAGGCGACGCGATTGTCTCGTCAAATGGCTGGTATCGAGCACTCATGCAGTCCGATGGCAACTTTGTGGTTTACAACAAAGCGAACGTACCTGTGTGGGCAACTGCAACCAACCGTGGCGATGGCACTTATCGAATCACAATGCAGGCTGATGGCAACCTAGTCATCTACAACGGCAGCAGCGCGATTTGGGCCAGCAATACAGTCGGCACCGCATCACCAACAGGCTTGTCGTTTCTTGGCTGGTATCCAACTGATGGTCAGACTGGCCGCTCTGGTGGCTTTGGATGGGAATGTGTCGGATCATCACCGGCCAGCGCAGGACTGACAAACACGCAAACAAAAACGTTCACGGTCAGTGGCCGCACAATCACCGTTCAGTTCACCTTTACTTCGGCTGCGCTACCCGTGGGACACTACACAGGTCAGTCGTTCGCTTGGAACATCATCAGCAGTCAGTCAATTAGCAGCTCAACGGGCAGCTACTACCAAGGCGAGGTGATTAATTTGCCTAAGACCTTGAGCAGCAATAACCCGTTTAGGAACAACCACCCAACACTGGGCACCTTGACGGAGGCAGGTCCGCAGTATGAGATCACAGGCGTCAGCGGCAACAGCAACAACCGGTTGAGTATCACGACGACTGGCCAGCTCATTGTTTACACAGGCACCAATACACCGCTCTGGACATCCAACTACAGCAGCGCTGTTGAACCTCTTGTGCAGACCGGCACCGTTGACCCGTTGCGTGATGTATGCGGAAAGCGAATCAGCTCATGCAAGAAACGCTTTGGTGAGTTCAACGACTTACCCTTTGGATCATTCCCAAGCGCTGGTACGTTCTACGGATGACACACTGGAAGCACACTGCGCTGGAACATGCGCTCAAGGATGCACCACGCGAGGCGTGCGGGTTGGTGGTGGTCATCAAAGGCCGCGAGCAGTATTGGCCATGCAAGAACCTGGCGCCCGCCAAGGACTTCTTCATCCTTGATCCTGATGACTACGCTGCCGCAGAAGATGCTGGCGAGGTGATCGCCGTGTTCCATAGCCACCCGCAAACACCTGCGCAGCCAAGCCAAGCCGACCGCATGGCCTGCGAAAAGTCGGGGCTGGTCTGGCACATCTGCAACCCTGGCACTGAGATGTGGTGCAAGATTGAGCCGGAGGGCTATCAGGCGCCGCTGATTGGGCGGGAGTGGGTATGGGGTGTGAGTGACTGCTGGACGCTGGTGCGGGATTGGTACAAGGAGGAGATGGAGCTTGATCTGCCGGATTGGGAACGGCCTGCGTCACTGCTTGAGTTTCACAATGCACCCATGTTTGAGCAGTGCTTTGCTGAGGCAGGCTTTGAGGATCACGGCATCAACGAGCCTGAGTATGGCGACGCGATCCTGATGCAGCTTGATGGGTCACCTGGCCTGAACCATGTTGCCGTCTACGTTGGTGAGCAGCGGATTCTGCACCATTTACGCGGGCGGCTCAGTAGCCGTGACATCTGGGGTGGCTACTATCAGAAGAACACAGGCTTGATCGTCAGGCACAGGAGCAGGTATTGAGATGTTCCGCGTCATCAAGGTCTACGGCAAGCTGGCAAAGCATCTAGGGCAGCGCAGCTTCAAGGCTGCTGTGAAAACCCCGGCCGAGGCAATCCGTTTCCTGCTTGCCAACTTTCCTGACCTACGCGGCGTGCTGTCAGAGGGCGACTACAAAGTCACCGTGGGCCGCAACCAGCTTGATCTGGTCGATCATCCAGAGCACCTGCACTTTCCTGTTGCCAGCCAGGAGCCGATCAGGATTGTCCCGGTGATCGCCGGTGCCGAAGGCGTTGGGCAGATCTTGGCAGGTGTCGCGCTGGTGGCATTCTCGCTGCTGTTTGCGCCTGGTGCTGCGCTGGCTGGCGGCCTGTTCACGCTTGGCCCGCAGGCCGTGTCGATCGGCGTGGGTATTGGCGCCAGTTTGATCTTGGGGGGCGTCGCTCAAATGCTGACCCCTACGCCAACAATCCAACAAGGCACTGACGGCGACAACGACCCGCGTAAGTCGTACAGCTTCTCTGGCATTCAGAACGTCTCGCGGCAGGGCGTGCCTGTGCCGATCATTTACGGCGAGGTGTTTACCGGCAGCATCGTGGTCTCGGCTGGCATCAATACTGAAGAGGTCGCGTCATGACAAAGCGCTTGATCTTTGGTGCTGGTGGCGGCGGTGGTGGCAAAGGTGGCGGTGGTGGCGGTGGTGGCAGTGCAAATGTCACAAAAGATAACCTCGATTCACGCCAGGTAGCGCGGATCATTGACCTTCTTTGTGAAGGTGAGATCGAGGGATTCCCGTCTGCTCGTGGTTACACGCTGGGCACGACGGAATACAACACAGCAATGTTGAAAGATGTCTATCTGAACAACACGCCAATCCTTCGCTCAACTGCTAACCCGTCTGCCGTTCAGGCTTCTGATTACAACTTCGACGTTACTGGCGGTGTCTTTGAGTTTCGCACTGGCACACAAAATCAAACCTATACACAAAACGTAGGCGACGCCAACCAAAGCACCAGTGTTGTCAACACCAAGGTCACACAAGCATCACCTGTTACGCGGTCGGTCACTGACCCTGATGTCAACGCTGTGCGCGTCACGATCGGCACGCCTGCCCTTCAGATCTTCAAGAACAACGGTGATGTTGAAGGCGCTGTTATTCAGTACAGGATTCAAGCGTCATATAGCGGCGGACCTTTTACAACTGTTATTGAAAGCGAGATTCGTGGCCGTACGGCTGATCTATATCAGCGGATTCATCGCATTGATTTAACTGCAGCGCCACCGGTTGACATCCGCGTTGTGCGTGTCAATGCAGATGCTGCACCATCGGGTGAGCAGACAGAGAACAGTGACTTTTATTGGTACGACTACACCGAGAAGATCAACGCCAAGACCACATATCCCAACAGCGCACTGTTCGCCGTCAAGCTCAGCGCTGAACAGTTCAACAGCATTCCCTCGCGTTC